CCGCAGTAGGTCATACAGCTAGTCCTACTAACCTTTTGACAGTACAGAACCTTCCGTCTATTAACGTTTGGCCCACGCCCGATGCTGGTGGTGGCCCGTATACCTTTGTGTATTGGAGGTTGCGTAGGATTCAAGATGCTGGATCTAACGGTTCTGTAGAACCTGATATTCCCTTTCGCCTATTACCTTGTATGGTGGCTGGATTGGCTTTCTATATGGCTCAAAAGCTACCAGATGGACAGGCACGAGTGCAATTTTTAAAGCAAGAATACGAGGAGCAGTGGCTCATGGCTTCTACGGAGGACAGAGAGAAAGCCGCTTCTAGGTTCGTTCCTAGGACGACATTCTATGCCTAATAAATATAGTAGTGGCAAATTTGCAATTGCCGAATGTGACCGATGTGGTCAGCGGTATAAGTTAAAGGAGCTACGGAAGTTAGTTGTAAAGCAACAGATAAAGAACATTAAGGTTTGCCCTAGCTGCTGGGATCCAGATCAGCCACAATTGTCGTTAGGTTTATACCCAGTTGACGACCCACAAGCTGTACGGGAACCACGTCCTGATGTAAGCTATCAAGTATCAGGAAGTAGCGGTTTACAACTGAATGGAAGTAACGATAATACCGAAGAAGGTGTTGGTTTCCCAGAGGGCGGTAGTAGGATTTTCCAGTGGGGATGGAACCCCGTTGGCGGTGCTAGAGACGATGGATTAACCCCCAACAACTTAGCTCCAGAAGGTCAGGTAGGCAGTGTAACGGTAACAACAACATAAGGAGTTGAAAATGTTTAAGAAAAGCGCAGATGGGATTGCTAAAAAAGGTAAGACCGAAGGTAAAAATTTAGGTGACTCAGGTCCTACAGTCTTGGGTATGAAGGCAAAACCTAAGATGGGTGGTAAAGACCAGATGGACATGAAAAAGATGGGTCGTGGTTTGGCTAAGGTTAAGAACCAAATGATGCGTAAAGCTGGAAGGGGTCGATAATGGCTCACTATTCTAAAAAAGTAATGGGCAAGGAAGTTGGAGACGCTAAAGTCTATGCTACTCCCCATACAATGAAGGGCAAGACAATCTCTGCTAAAGGACTAACTTCCAAAGGTATGACTGGCGCAGAAGAAATGGCTACTATGGATATTTCTGTTGGCGGGATTAGTAAGTTTAAGGGTAAACCTATAAACCAATATGGCAAGATTGAGATGCGTGGTGCTGGTGCAGCAACCAAAGGTCGTATGTCTAGCGGGAAGATGGGATGAACTACACGCAGTTAACGTCCGCTATTAAAGGGTTCGCAGAGAACGACTTCCCAGCGACAGTCGGGTCGTTTACGTCTCCTGAACAGATTGCCCGCTTTGTCCAGCTTGCAGAACAGCGTATTTATAATACGGTGCAGATGCCTGCTTTCCGTAAGAATATGACAGGTAACACGACTGGCGGTAATAAGTACCTGGCAACTCCTCCTGACTGGCTGGCTACCTTTAGCCTTGCGGTGATTAATGCGGCGAATGAGTACCACTACCTTTTAAATAAAGATGTTAACTTTATCCGTGAATCCTACCCAGACACGGATGCTGCGTTCTATGCGGAGCCTCAGTATTACGCTATTTTTGATGACAATACCTTTATTCTAGGACCTACCCCAGATGTCAATTACGCTGTAGAACTTCATTATTTCTACTACCCACCTTCAATTGTGACGGCAGGGACTTCTTGGCTTGGGGATAACTTTGATTCCGTATTGTTATATGGCGCTCTTCTAGAAGCAGCTAATTTTATGAAAACAGACGCTGACACCATGACGATGTATAAAGGTCGTTATGACGCAGCAATGGCAGATTTAAAACAATTAGGCGATGCAAAAGAGCGTCAAGACGCCTATAGAAGTGGACAAGTGAGGTATCCAGTTAGATGATTCCAGACTTATCAGGTAAAAGCATTGCTATTGTGGCAATGGGGAAATCCCATAGTCAGTTTATCCTAGCCAAGACCCATTCTCAGCCAATTGATGAAGTCTGGGCAATTAATGCTATGGCAGGGGTTATTTACCACGACCGAGTCTTTATGATGGATCCAGCCAGCCGATTCTTAGATAGTGATGATGCAGGCACTCAAACGGGGCTTATGCGGTCGGTACTAGAAAAACACACAGGACCAATCTATACCTGTGAACTAGACCCCCGTTGTCCTGGATTAGTAGAGTTTCCTCTAGATGAAGTAATGAATGCTTGCGGGACGGGGTACTTTAACAACACCGTAGCCTTTGCTATTGGCTATGCAATTGCTGCCAAAGTAGGTCAAATCCACCTGTATGGGATTGATTTTTCGTACAAAAACGTAGTCCATTTTGCCGAGGCAGGTAGGGCGTGTTGCGAGTTTTTACTAGCAAAGGCGATGGAACGGGGCATTAAGGTTGGTATAGCTCAAGGATCATGCCTGTTAGATACCAGCGAACCTACTATTAGTAAGTTGTACGGCTATCACCGTCTTAGTGATCCACTAGTTGTAGGGCTAGAAAACGAACGGTTTGTGGCTAAAAAGTATTCAGAAATCAAAGATACGGTAAAAGACGAGGTGGAGTACAACCCACCAGAAGCAAAGAGGACATAAATGTTTGAAATTAAAACTGGCGATATTATCAGCCCTCTCGTAAAAACAAGTAATTATGGCGGTTTACCGCTTGAAGAATTGACAGAACTCTGCGTAAATAGGATCATTGGGGTATCAGAAACTGCCCCACCCGAAATTCGAGAGCAAGCAAAGTATTTCAGAGAAGCATTAGAGCGTACAATCTCTGAATATTTGAGTCGTGCAGCACAGTCCGAAAGGGCTAGTTGCATTCAAGTTTGTGTACAAGGCGGTGAAGTTGAGGCTGCTAATTTATTAAGGAGAATTTAAAATGGCTTTTACAGGTAACTTCATGCCAACATCTTTTAAGGTTCAAATCTTACAGGCTGTGCATAACTTTACGGCTGTCTCAGGTAACACGTTTAAACTAGCTTTGTATAACAACTCAGCTTCGTTTACTGCGGCTACCACAGCTTATACAACAACTAACGAAGTAGCGGCTTCTGGTTCATATACTGCGGGTGGCGGAACTCTAAGTAAAGTTACTCCAACTTCTTCTGGAACTACAGCGCTTACCGACTTTGCGGACCTATCGTTTACCACTGCGACCATTACAGCATTTGGCGCCATGATATATAACGATACTGCAACAGGTAATCCAGCCGTAGCTATTTTAGACTTTGGTGGTTCTAAGTCTTCTACAGCAGGTACGTTTACGATTGTGTTCCCAGCGGCTACTGCGACTGGTGCAATTATTCGCATCGCTTAAGGTTAATGCGGTGTGGCTGATGTATCCGTTTCTCTAGAAGGCTTTGGTCTCGATGGATGGGGTGACCCGCCTTGGGGATTTGGAAGTACTTCGGTTGTAGGAACTGGAGCTGTAGGAACAGCAGTAGTAGCTGAAAATGCTAGTGTAAGCCTTACAGGTGTATCTGGTACAGCTAGTGTAAATGGTGTAACAGTTATAGGAGATTCGGTTCTAAGCCTTACAGGTGTTAGCGGTACGGGAGCAATAGGTCAAGCGTTAAAGCAAGACAACGTAGAAATTTACCTTGATGGTTGGGGTTATTTAGGTTGGGGCGATACTGGCTGGGGTATAGGTAGTGCGGGAGTAGCTGGAACTGGAGCAATAGGTTCAGTAGCCATTATTACAAACGTAGATGTAAGTGTTACAGGAGTATCAGGTACAGCAGCAATTAACGGTGTAACTGTAAATGCAGCGGCAAACGTCCCAGTAACAGGACTACTAGCAACAGGAAGTATTGGCGGAGTTGAAGTTACAGGCACAGGTGTAATAGATTTAACAGGTGTTAGTGGCACGGGACAAATAGGTCAAGCAGCAGTTCAAGAAGGTATTCAAGTTTCTGTTACGGGTGTTGGAGGAACAGGATCAGTTGGTGGCGTAACTATTAATACAGTTGAATTAGTAGGCGTTTCAGGCACAGGACAAATTGGCAGTGTTGGTGTAATAGGTAATGCAGATGTTAGTGTTACAGGAGTGGTTGGCACAGTTGGTCAAGGAAGCGTAACAGTAGACTTAGTAATTAATGTTCCAGTAACAGGGCTTCAGGCAACTGGCTTAACTGGTCAAGTAACAGTAAATGCAGCAGCAAATGTAAGTGTTACAGGTGTACAGTCAGTAGGGCAGGTTGGAACGGTATCTTTCTGGTTAGAAATTGATACTAGCCAAACCCCGAACTGGATTGAAATAGCAGCATAAAACGGATATTATTTAGGTAAGGAAAAATTATGGCATCGTCATATAGTGATCTTAAAATAGAGCTGATTGGTACAGGTGACCAGACAGGTACATGGGGAACCACGACCAACAACAACTTCTCTGTTGCAATTAGCGAAGCAATCACAGGGTCTGCGGATGTCGCCTTTTCTAGTTCGGACGTTACAGTCACCCTTACAGATACTAATGCGGCTCAAACGGCTCGTAATCTACGACTAAACCTTACAGGTACTTCTGGCGGGGCAAGGAACTTAATCCTTGGTTCAGGCTGCCAAATTGAGAAGCTGTATCTTATTAACAACGGACTAGCAGATGCCGTTACGGTAAAGAACACATCAGGTACAGGAATTGCAGTCGCTGCTGGTAAGTCAATGTTTGTATTTAATAACGGCACAAACGTAGTAGATGCAATTACGCACCTCAGTTCTTTGACTTTGGGTTCAGCCCTACCAGTCGCTTCTGGTGGTACAGGCGTGACTTCTTCTACAGGCTCTACAAATGTAGTGCTAAGTAATTCACCTACTTTAGTAACTCCTGTTCTTGGCACACCGTCCAGTGGTACTTTGAGTAGTTGTACTGTAGACGGCACAGATGCAGTTGGGTTTCGCAATATTCCACAAAATTCACAATCTACTGCTTATACTTTAGTTCTTACAGATTCTGGTAAACAAATTTTTCACCCATCTGCTGATACCACAGCACGAACTTTTACCATTCCAGCTAACTCCTCAGTTGCTTATCCAGTTGGCACAGCTATTACATTTATAAATCAAAATGCTGCTGGTGTGGTAACGATCGCAATTAATACCGATACCATGCGTTTAGCTGTTGACGGCACAACAGGCAGCAGAACCCTTGCTGCAAATGGCATAGCAACGTGTGTTAAATTAACAAGTACTGAGTGGATTATTTCAGGAGCAGGTTTAACTTGAAAAAGTTTTATTTTCTTGCGGGACTTCCAAGATCAGGTAGTACTGTTCTTGCTGCTTTATTAAATCAACATCCAGCATTACACGCTAGTGCCACTAGTGGTCTTGGCGAGTTGATGTTTAACACATTTAACGCATGGAAAAATAGTACTGCGGAGCAAGCATCTACCGAAATTGAACAAGTTAAAGCAGTATTGTGCGGGATAATGGATGCTCGTTATAAGCACATTGATAAACCTGTTGTAATTGACAAAGCTCGTAATTGGGCAGAATTTACTACGATTGGAGTATTAAAAGAATTGTTACCTTACAAACCTAAAATTATTGCTACCGTTAGAAATGTAGAAGATTGTGCAGCATCGTTTGTAAGGATTGCAAAACCAACCGATCTAGAAGATTTTTTATACAACAGTGAATTTATCCATCATTTAAAACAGTCTTATCAAATATTGCAATCAGGCTATAACTATGACAAGTCTTGTTTTTTGTTTATTGAATATGAAGACTTAATAAAAGATCCACAAAAACAATTGCGTAACATTGAAGAATTTCTTGAGTTACCGTCTTTTGAGTACGATTTTAATCATTTAGATAAAACTGCACCAAAAGAACGAGATGAAGAAGTATGGCGGCTGCCAGGATTGCATGACATCAAGCCAGAATTAAAAAAACAACACAATCAAAATAGCAAAGATGTTTTAGAACATATGTATCAAAATTTTTTACAGCCATGTTTTTGGAGAGATGAATCGTTACAAAATAAAGAAATTCATCCTCTAAGTAAACAACTAGCACTAAGCCTAATAGGTGATTTTGAAGGTAGCAAAAAAATTCTACAAGAATTAGTAACTAAAGAACCAAAAAATAATCGTGTTGCTTTTAATCAAGGTTGGTATGAATTGCGTAATGGCAATTTGCTTGACGGTATGACGTTAATTAATCGTGGGCGAGTTGAAAAAGTATTTGGCAATGAAGTACCAAAAGTACCAACACCAATCTGGGATGGAATACAAACTGGCACTGCTCTTTTAAATCTTGAAGCTGGTCTTGGTGATCAAATACATGGACTGCGTTTTGCCCGTGAGTTAAAACGGCTTGGTAATCAGGTGATTGTGGCTTGCTCAGGATCACTAGCAACAATGATTAGAAAAGCTGAAGGCGTGGATATGGTAATCCAACATGAAGCTATGTCTGGTGTTGTGCATGATTTTTGGGTTCCATCTATGACAGCATCTATACCGCTACAGTGGCAATATAAAGATATTGATGGCTCATCTTACGTACCTCGTCCTGATGTAGAAAAAAGTAACAAGATTAGGATTGGTCTGCGTTGGCAAGGAAATCCACAGTTTGAACACGAACAACACCGTTTATTCCCACCTCAATTTATGTTTAATGCAGTTGATGGGTTAGATGTTGAATACATAAGTCTTCAACGTGATGCGGGTTCTGAACATTGCCCAGTTTGGGTAAAAGAATCAGATCTTTCCAGTTGGAATGCAACGGAAAAATCTATTGCATCTTGTGATCTTGTAATTTCTTCATGTACATCAGTAGCGCATTTAGCTGGTGCAATGGGAATACCTACATGGATTGTAGTTCCAATTTTGCCATACTATTTGTGGGCTAAACCTGGAAATGGTACTGAGTGGTATGACAGTGTTAAGCTGTTTCGTCAAAAAAATCATAACGACTGGGTATCAGTCTTTAGTAATTTGAAAAAGGAGT